TATTGATTACGCACCTTCAACACCGAAGATACCTCTAGGGTCAGATACACCAAAAGAGTATCTTTCTCTAGCTTTGTACTTCATGTTTCCAGTATCAAAATCACCTTCCATTTTAGTGGAAATAGGTGATCTCTCAAAGTACTTCATACCATTTGGTACATCAGTAGTAATGTAGAACGCATCTGGATCTGTTAGGAAGTTATTCACAGTATAACCTTGTGGAATCATTCCCATAGAATAGACAGCGTTGATATCATTATCAGCTGTACCAACTCTGTTGATTGACTTCATTAATCTTTCCGCTGTGAATTGTAATTCACTTGGAATGATCATTTTCACTGCTTTCGCAGCAATCTTAAGACCTCTTTCATCAGTCATCGCAGCAATGTCGATTAATGATTGTTCAAGAGAAGCCTCATTCAAGTCAGCTTGAACAGTTAAAGTGTTTTGGTAACTACCAGCAATTGTTGGGTGAGCAACGTTAAATAAAGAAACGCCATCACCAGAATCAAAATTGTTAGTAGTTGGTAATCCTTGAATTAAAGGATTAACAGCTTTAACTTGTTTTGTTTGAGACATAGATCTTGCTAGAGCCTTAGTGTATCTAGAAGAAAGTCTGTCATATAGGTTATCTTCAATCGCTTCTTCAGTGATTGAAAATGCTAAAGCAACAGTTTCGTGAGTGTATCTTGCAGTGAAAGTCTCTTGAGCATTGTCAAAAGTAACACCAGAACCCTCAGGTTTAACTTGTGCTTGAGCGAAACCAGATAACATTACTTCTTCTTCAAAAGCTCTGTCTGAAGTTTCCTTCGTATAGATCGCCTCATGTTGGTTTTCGTATTGTTTGTATTCCAGGCCGAATAGTGCGTTCAAACCTGGCTCTAGTTCTTTAACTAGTTGTGATCTTGATATAGCCATAATTTATCCTCCTATCCTAATTATATGCCTGTAGCACTTTTTAAGTAATGCTCGTTAATAGTAACAACCAGATTTACATTGGCACTTGCAGTGTCACTGTTTTCTGGATCTTTACTAATTCCAAGTATTCTTAATTGTGCTGAATCAGTATCTAAAGTCCCTTTTGCAAGTTCTGATTTAGATACATAGTTTGCACTGTTACCCGCAGCATAAGCGATGTCAGCGTTTAAGAAAACATCAGCTTGGTTTGCTGTAGAGTCACATTGTATTTCGAACCTTTGATAAGGATCGTCAGCCACGAAAGCAACCGTGTCCGCTGCAGCTATGCTACCTGCGTAGTGGTTTGCCCATCTTGGCTTTGATGTAGATGGATCAGTATAAAAAACACCGTTTAGAGAACCAGCTAACCCAATATCTCCAGCCGCAGCAACATCTACTGTACCAGCTGCAGTTACTTTAACTGCATCTTGAAAGTAGATCGCTGAACTGTCGTTATTAGCGATAGAGTATTCTGTCAAACCGTTGTTATCATCATTCTGACCAACTTTGCCAATCGGTTTTAAACCGAAAGCGCTATCTTGATTTGCCATAGTATATTACTCCTATACATTATAGTTAGTTAATTTATTTTGTTGGTCTAGAAATTGTTAAAAAATTAACGTTTCTTTGAGCCACCAAAAGTTACACGAGTCTGTCGATCAACATTGATCGGCATACTTGGGTGCTGTTCCTTCATAAGATCGTTTTCGACTGCTTGATCTTGATCAATACCTTGCTTAGCATAGTATTCTGATCTTGACTCGGCGATCTCTTCCGGTACCCTTGTCAGCACAAGGCCACCAACTCCGATCACTCCCGCGTATTTACCATCTTCTACAACTGGATAATCGCTGTCCGGGTACTCATCCGATCTAACTAGTTCATAACCAGATCTGATTCTTCCAGCGATATTTTTAGTATCCTGGAAACCCATAGACTCAACTCTTACCCATCTGTGTCGGAACCCATTTGGGGCCGGGGGTGCATCTAAAGATGACGGTGGAGTCCAAACTTTTTTTCGAGCTTCTTTAACTCTAGTTTGACTCGCACGAGAAGTTCTTTTGTTATTTTCGTTTTCGTTTGACATATGCATTTACTCCTTCGTGATTAATCTTAATTGTTTAGCATAATCTTCAAGTGGCACCCTAATTTTTTAGCAATTGCTATTTGTGACGATGTGAGTTTCACTGTTTTGCGACTTGGCTTACTATTTCTAGAAGCTGAAGCTACTACTTGCGTAGGCTTCTC